AGCAGATAGCATGGGTAACAACTATAGGTACTGGATAAGCCCCTTTAATATAAATAGTAACGTCAGCCTAACAAGTGACCCTAAGAAGTTCCGCGCCAAGTTCAATGCGTGGGTAAATCATAAGGGTACGTTCACTGACTCATTTGAAGAATTCAGAGGGGGGAAATAACATGGCTATATTTGCATACAACGAAGCAGGAAGGTTCAAAATATGTTCGGTTGCTAATGCGCAGGAGATTCCACTGGAGTCACCTGTAGGTAATGCGACAAACCGCCTTGAGTTGGCGTGGTTTATAGCTGAGATCAAGAAAGCCTTTAGGGGGTGTGAGATACGCCCTAGTGACAGTGAGTCTCGACACGCGGTGTACTACGTTTACATGCCCGAAGATGAACTCGTGATGGGATATATAGATGTGGACTTCTGTCACGCAAGGGAGAAGTTAGTGTACACGGTGAGTAGCAGGGACGTGACCAATAACAAGTACAGTAATTACTCTGACGAGTTTCGTACTAAGGTCACCGCTGTACAAGGTACCGCTATCAAGAACGCTAAGAAGTACCTACGTAGATTCACTCATTCGGAGCTAGTCAAGGCTACCTATGGGGATTGCGAAGAGGCTATGGCTAGGACATACAGGAGGGCGATATCTGATTTTAGCCGTAACTGGGAAAATCTATTCGGTACTGACTGGAACTCTTCAAAGGGTAGTACATGCGACCCTCTGCTTAATGAGATGTACATGCTGCTGGATTCTGGGCACAAGTTCGTAGACTTGGACGTACCGAACAACCTAACTACTTTACGTGAGGCTAGGACAGTAAAGGATCAGGCAGACAGTGACAAGAGTCTACCCATGTATGCGGTACGTGTGTACGAGCGTATGGATAAGCAAGCGTTCGACATATGCCCGTTGGAGAATATGGGGTTGATGGCTAGGAATGTGGGGCTGGAATCTGCTACTTACTATGATGACTTACCGGAGGGAGTAATGGGTAAGTTGTCTACTTTGTCTATATGTGAAGTGGGCGAGTACGTACCGCAAGTTGGATACAGATATAGCGAGGCTGTGTTCTATGTAGCGCAGGTATTATAATGGACAATCCGATGGAGATGACTAACTGTTACCGCGTATCTACGCTGGGGTATAAGGATAGTATCGAGGTAACGTGTTTAGGCATGAATTGTGTTGACTCGGAATGTGAGGGGTTATATGATCTTCGTAATGAGGCTGTTCCGAAATGGCTTATAGAGAGACTTTCGGTTCTTATGCTATGTGACCCAACACCTCCCACTGAACCTGTAGAGGGTGTTGGGAGGCGTATCGACGAGCATACATTCTGGGTTTACAAATAGGGGACTGGTATCGATGGCTATGACACCCGAAGGAAAAGTAAAGAAGAAAATAGTTGAGCAACTGAAAGCGTTGGGATGTTATTACTTTTTTCCCGCTACTGGGGGATACGGTAAGAGCGGAGTACCTGACATAGTAGGTTGTTACAAAGGTAAGTTCTTTGGTATTGAATGTAAGGCGGGCAAGAACATGCCAACAGCTTTACAGGAAAAAAATCTCAGAGAGATAAGCGAAGCGTACGGAATTGCGTGCGTAATTAATGAAGATAACATGAATGATATTGAACTAATCCTTGGAGTACATTAATTATGAGTATTAACGATGCAACACCGCAAGACTGGGATAGATTACGAGAAGCCGCCCCTGCTATAGAGAAGACAGGGTTAGAAGCGTGGAGTTCACTCAAGGGCAGCATGGAAGACAATGTTAACAGCCCAAGTCACTACACCTATGGCAACATCGAATGCATTGAGGGTATAGAAGCAAGCATGACTGCCGAAGCATTCCAAGGGTACTGTAAAGGTGCATGTCTGAAATACCTTTGGAGGTACGAGCGTAAGGGTAAGCCGTTAGAAGACCTCAAGAAGGCGCAGTGGTACCTAAACAAGTTAATAGAAGTTACTGACTATGAGTAAGGGTAGTCGCCAACGTCCAACAGCCGAGACGTTCTGGGATAACTGGGACAACGTATTCAACAAGCCAAAAAGGAAACAAACGATGAATGTATTGAATGGTGTAGAAATTAGTTCTGATAACTTGAGACGGTTATATGAGTACTTTACTGACCCTGCGCAGGGTAGTAACACAGTAGCGTATACCTCCAAGGACACAGGGGTATCTAAGGAGGAGGTAAAAGCGTTTTGCGAAGCGTTTAAGGTTGGCACGGTGTAGGCAATGGATTTAATAACCGTAGACTTTGAAACGTACTACGACAAAGACTTCTCTTTGCGTAAGATGACGACAGAAGCCTACATCCGTGACCCTCGTTTTGAGGTAGTGGGTGTAAGCGTTAAGGTAAATAACAATGACACAGAATGGGCTAGTGGTACGCACGAAGAACTCAAGGAGTACTTACATACTTTTGATTGGGGCACGTCTGTACTTCTATGCCATAACACTTTGTTTGATGGTGCTATTCTTAGCTGGCTATTTGATGTTCATCCTCGCGTCCTCACTGACACTCTTTGTATTGCTCGCGCTTTACATGGTGTCGAAGTTGGCGGTTCTCTCCATGCGCTTACGCAGAGATATGGCCTTGGTACTAAAGGGACGGAAGTACTAGACGCCATAGGCAAGCGTAGGTTGGACTTCACTGACGAAGAGTTAGACAAGTATGGGGACTACTGCATCAATGATGTTGAGTTAACATACAAGTTGTTTAATGTGATGGGCAGGGGCTTTCCTAAGATTGAGCTACGCCTTATAGACTGCACACTGCGTATGTTCGTGGAGCCTGTACTGGAGTTGGACTTAGGCCTACTGGAACAACACCTTGAAGATACCAAACAGATTAAGGAAGACCTGATAACATCTTCAGGTGTTACTAAGAAAGAACTTATGAGCAATCCTAAGTTCGCCGAATTGCTTGAGGGGCTAGGCGTTATACCCCCTACGAAGATCAGCCTTACTACAGGCAAGGAAACATTCGCGTTTGCCAAGAACGATGAACAGTTCAAGGCATTGTTAGAGCATGAGGACACACGGGTACAGGCGCTCGTTACATCACGGTTAGGTACCAAGAGTACGCTAGAAGAATCACGTACTGAGAGGTTTATAGGTATAGCCAAGCGTGGGCTTATGCCAGTACCTATCCGGTACTATGCTGCGCACACTGGTAGGTGGGGAGGTGATGATAAGATAAACATTCAGAACCTACCTAGTCGTGGTGTGAATGGTAAGAAGCTGAAGAACAGTATGCTTGCCCCCGAAGGCTACACTATGGTTGACTGTGACTCCTCCCAGATTGAGGCGCGTGTACTAGCGTGGCTTGCAGGGCAGGATGACTTAGTACAAGCGTTCGCCAACGGAGAAGATGTTTACGTTGTTATGGCGGCTAAGATATATGGCATACCAGAAGACAAGGTAACAAAGGCGCAGAGGTTCGTAGGTAAGACTACTATCCTAGGTTGCGGGTATGGTATGGGAGCGCAGCGGTTTGCGGAACAACTAAAATCTTTTGGCACTCAAATGGATGTCGAGGAAGCGCGTAGAATTATTAGGATTTACCGCGACTCAAACTGGAAGATAAACACCCTATGGCGCGACTGCCAGAACATGTTAGTAGAGATGTCTCGCGGTAACTCAGGTAGTTTCGGCCCTGATGGTATAGTTAAGTACGGGGCGGACGGGCGTAATGGCTGGGTGCTACTGCCATCGGGACTCAAGATGCGGTATGACGACTTACAGTATGAGCAAGGTGAGCGTGGCCCAGAGTTTAAGTATAAGACTAGACGCGGGTACACTAGGATATATGGCGGTAAGGTTACAGAGAATGTATGCCAAGCCATAGCTAGGTGTATCATTGGCGATCAGATGTTAGCTATTGCCAAGAAGTATAAAGTTGCACTAACAGTACATGACTCCGTGGTATGTTGCGTACCAGAGGACGACCTTAAAGGGGCAACCGACTTCATTGAGGGTTGTATGAAAGCAACATCACCTTGGGCAGAGGGTCTGCCTATTACATGTGAATCAGACAACGGTAAATCATACGGAGAAGCAGCAGGTGACTAAAAAACAATTCGATAAGTTTGTAGCAGCTACACACAAAGCGGCTGATAAGGCCATCTTAAAGGCTAGTAAGGACATAAAGGGGCAATCAGAATTTGTAACCCTGCGCGATAGAGGCATAGCATTTAGGGAGTACATGTCACAACCTCTGGTTGTATACAGAATACACTTACTAGCTACGCTAGGGATACTTGGTACATTTATAATCTTAGAGTTAATATCCTATGTCTAATATAACGGACATAAACAAGTTTAGGGAAGGCAAGTCAACTTCTCCTCCCTTAGAAACAGAGGGCAGCTACTTAACTATAGTTGTGGGGGAGGACAGCAACGGGGAAGACGTTATACTTGTAGAGCAAGTGGAGGTAGACGGGGCCACAACTCACAAGGATAGAATAATCTTAACCCCTGACATGCTACACTCTCTTATAGAGGAATTAATAGTGGCCGCAACAATGCTAGGGGAAAAAGAATGAGTATATCTCCATGGTCTTTCTCAAAGATTAAGTCGTTTGAACAATGCCCTAAGAAGTTTTACCATCTAAAGGTAGCGAAGAATTACAGGGAACCTGAGACAGAAGCTATGCTGTATGGTACTGCTGTACACTTGGCCGCTGAAGAATATATCAGGGACGGTACTCCACTACCTGAGAAGTACGGGTACTGCAAAGACGTGTTGGATGCCTTGAATGCTATAGAAGGCGAGAAGATTTGTGAGCTGGAGATGGGGCTTACGGAGAACCTTGAACCATGTGGGTTCCGAGATGACTCTGTGTGGTGGCGGGGCATTGCCGACTTAGTTATCCTAAACAAACGCACCAAAACAGCTTACGTGGTAGACTACAAGACTAGTAAGAACACTAGGTACGCAGACAAAGGGCAGCTAGAACTAATGGCTATGAGCTTGTTTAAGATGTACCCAAAGCTAGAGACAGTGAAGGGCGGGTTGTTGTTTGTAGTATGTAACGAGCTTGTAAAGGACAAGTACTACAAGAAGGACGAGTCTAAGCTATGGGCTAAGTGGTTATCAGACTACAGCCGCATGGAGCAAGCCTTTGATAATGATGTATGGAACGCGCACCAAAGCGGACTATGCAGACGCCATTGTATTGTGACAGAATGTGTACATAACGGGAGAAACTAATGCCGTATAAGAATAAAGCAGATCGTAAGAAACAAAAGAACCCTCCCGTAGGTAGCCCCGCACACGAAGCTCGTATGGAGCGGCAACGCGCTAGGCGTGCTATGGATAAGAAAGGTAAAGATGATAACAACAACGGCAAAGCCGATAAGCGTGAAGGTAAAGACGTTAGTCACAACAAGGCACTAAGTAGAGGCGGTAGCAATAAAGATGGTGTTACAGTAGAGGATAGTTCTACTAACCGTAGCCGTAACTACCAAAGAAAAGGCAGTAAAAAGCCTAGATAAATAATTTGTGGTGTGTGTGTGTGTGACGCGTGCTTGATGCGTCTTTAAATGATGGCGTGCCACTCCTTTAGGCATTAGAATCAGCGTCATAAAATCGAGCAGTCTAACGGGCTAGTGAGAACATATCTAGTCCCTACATAATGCAGACCTAGCCCTATCTGTGGACGAAGCAGGGCTACTAAAACGGTATGGCGGAGACATTTTTGTTACGTAGGTAGCAAAGCCCCGACCTGACTGGGCTGTACAGTTATTCAGTTATTCAGTCTACCCATTAACAGAATATGTAGGTGTTATCACCTTAATGTGTTAACAAGTAATTATATTTCAGTGTGACGTGGACACCCACTTCATGCTATTTCGCATCGGAGCAACAAATGAAGATAGTAGATGGTAAGGCGTTATTACTTACGTTACGTAACCCCGCAAAGGTTACAGCAGTAATACCAAAGAGCAGAGAACTGCCGAACAACCAAGTACTTGTTAACTGGGGGCTAGAAGAAACACAAGTTCTACGTAACATGAACATAAACGCCCCCTCCCCCATAGAATCTAAGTACAAGTGGACGGGCAAGTACACCCCGTTTGACCACCAAAAGACCACTGCTAGTTTCTTTACTCTTAACCGCAAGGCATTCTGCTTTAACGAGCAGGGTACAGGCAAGACAGCCAGTGCTATATGGGCTTCTGATTACTTGATGAAGCAGGGGGCAATACGAAGAGTACTAGTTATATGCCCTCTGTCTATTATGGATTCCGCATGGAGGAATGACTTATTTAGTTTCGCTATGCACCGTAAGGTAGACGTTGCGTATGGGGCCAAGGCTAAACGCGCTAAGATAATAGAAGGTGACGCTGAGTACGTGATAATAAATTATGACGGGGTAGAGATTGTGGCTGACGCGGTAGCCAATGGAGGGTTCGACTTAATCATTGTTGACGAGGCTACTCACTATAAGAACCCACAGACCAAACGATGGAAGACCTTGAATAAGTTAGTGGGGCCAAGCACGTGGCTTTGGATGATGACAGGTACACCTGCGGCACAAAGCCCTACGGATGCGTATGGTATAGCTAAACTAGTTAACCCTAATGGAGTGCCTAGGTTCTTCGGGTCTT